CGTTGAAACGCAAGACCCGACCTCCTTCCGTTCGTATACTTAAGCATGAGTCGTCGGAAAAGTAGACGAAGTAGAATCGTTTGCTGGGATTCTTAAGCTCTTCAAAAATACGAATTAAGGAGGTTGGGGATGGTTTTGGGCAGAACTCGATGATTCCACCCTCTACTTCAATCACTTCCTCCGCCATAGCTTTCTTCAAAAAGTAGGCGCCTCGAAATGCTTGAAGGGATGCTGACACACCAAGGTCAGCTATGCCTCTTGCAACTTTACCAGGTTTCGCAGTCTCCCCTCTCTTCATCTTGTACATGAAGGAGTGAGGACCGGTCAACCAGGTTTCGTTGTAAATGGCACCTTCTTCCATGAGGTCGGCCCAAGCTTGTATTCGCAACTCCCGCTTGTCATGCGGGTCGTCGTGATGATATTGGGCTTCTTGAACATTGTTAGTGTACTCATCGAAGGTCGGGTTATACTTGTTCGCTAGGTTGTCCAGGAAGGAGGAGTTACTAGCGATGAAGTCGCCCTGATTTTGTTGCAATAATTCATCGTATCCCTCGATCGATGGCTCGCGCAACCCGGTTAGTCTGGTAAAACCATAAGTGAAATTCTCGTCACTATCTCCGTAAATTACACCGTCGTGGGAACAACATGGTCCAAAGGCGGTTTTGTAATATCCATCTCTCTTAGAGAGTGATGCTGGAGGAAAGGTTAATAACCCTAAACGGTCGTTAAAGAATTGCCGGCCTCGCTGGCCGATGATCCTAAAACCTCGGTTGTATCTATACTCTTTCTTGAGTTTCGTTTGTAAGATGTTACCGATTCGGAAGAGGGGTCGCTGGGTGATGTTGGACTTGTACGACCCCTGATCCTGAAAGGCGGCTTGCTCCGCTTTTCCTTGGCTCGCTTGTCGATCTTCTTCTTAGACCTTCTAGCTCGCCGACCACTTATTAGATTGTACAACCGTTTGATTGGATTTCCGGTTTCTCTAATGGTATTATAGCCGACCTCACCAGTGCTCTTACTGGTGTGGCTCCTCCACTCCAATCCTCTAATCAGGAGTTGGTTGGCTATGAAGTTGATGGTGTCATTCATGATTGTAGCGCTTAACTTGATACATTTCTCGTTGAACGGATGTTCGGCGACGAGGTGTGTGATACACATGTACGCGGTTTTGCGTAATACATTGTCCTCGAGAAGTGTCCTCTTGAAAAGACTCTTGTTCACGAGAATATCCTGTGCAATTGAGACGAAAATAGGTTTAAGATTCTTGACAGTGTACCGATTACTCAGTAGATCCGTCTCGATCTGTGTCTCCGTGTTTCGCCATTCTGTCTGACAGAACCATCTATAAGCACTTTTCTCGTTGATGAGATCGATGCGTTTAGAGGCTAATACAAACCCTTCTGCCTCATTACTGGAGGTGGAAGGTTGGGATTGCATGAATGGAGT